TTACACGGGTAATGGGTCGAATAGAACTATCACGCATAACTTAGGTGTCGCACCTGAGTTGATGATTGTGAAATCACGATCATCCGCTACTTTTGGGTGGTTTGTATATCATTCAGCTACTGGAAATACAAAATACAATCGGCTCGATACAACAGCGATACCTGTAACAGATAGTGGATTTTGGAATAACACAAGCCCAACGAGTACTACATTTACTATAGGTACAAGCGCAGCAGTAAACGCTTCGTCGCAAACAGAAGTGGTTTATTTATTTGCCACTCTCGCAGGCGTATCCAAAGTAGGCAGCTACACCGGTAACGGCAGCAGCCAGACGATCAACTGCGGCTTTGCTGCTGGAGCAAGGTTCGTGATGATTAAGCGTACTGATAGCACAGGCGATTGGTACGTTTGGGATACCGCTAGAGGTATTGTTACAGCCAATGACCCGCATTTGTCACTAAACACTACAGCAGCAGAAGTAACTACAGATGACAGTATTGATCCAGACAACAGCGGGTTTATCGTCAACCAACTAGCCGCAACTAACATCAACGTAAGCAGTGCAAGTTATATCTTCTTGGCGATCAGTTGAGGAAATCATGGAACTAAGAATCAGAGACACAGGGCAAGTGATGACCGACTCAGAGTTCAGGTCATTGCATCCGAACACCAGCTTTCCTCCGCAGCTAACGGCAGAACTGCTAGATGGTTTCGGTGCTGATCCGGTGCTAAACGGCCCACAAGCTCAACCTACACGCTATCAGGTGGCTTTCAGAGATGGTGTTGAGGAAATTAATGGGCAATGGTTTACCAAGTTCTCAGTAGCAGATATGGATGCTGATGCTATCGCTTCCTTAGATGCTCGTCAGGCTGATTCAGTACGGGCAGAACGTAATCGTAAGCTGACTGCTTCAGACTGGACTCAGGTAGAGGATGCACCAGTTGATAAAGCTGCTTGGGCAGCGTATCGTCAGGGCTTAAGAGATGTGCCGTCACAAGCAGGATTCCCTTGGGATGTAACTTGGCCTGTGGAGCCATAAATGCTCGGATTTTCTCCGCTATCGTCTGCTGCTGTATCCGAACTCAGGATAACGACTTTAGTTCCTGCGACTGGTAGCGTTACTGGTCGTGCTGTTGTAACGGCTGCTGGAACTCGTCAGGCTGTAGCGTCTGCTGCTATCCTCGGTAGGGCTATCGTAACGGCCTATGAGGGTGCTATACAGGGCAATGCTTCTATCATAGGCAGAGCTACAGTAGTAGCTAATGGCGGTTATATACGGGTTGGAACTGCTGCTATTACTGGTACTGCAACGGTAACGGCTGCTGGTGGTACTGCTAAGTTTGCGTCAGGTGCTATCACAGGCAGAGCAATATTTACGGCTATTGCTAACAATGCTGTTTTGGCAAGTGGTCAGATTCTAGGTAAGGCTGATGTTCGTGCTACTGGTGGCGTTACTCGGTCATCTGCTGTGGGTTCTATTACGGGTCGTTCTGTAGTGACTGCTAAAGGCATGATCTACGGTGAAGAATGGATAAAAGTTTCTCCGGTGAGTGATACATGGCAACGTCAAGAATAAATTTTGGTGAATGGACACCAGATCAGCCGGGTATAGCTGGAGGCGTTACAGACGCTAAGAACTGTTATCCGGTACTTAACGGTTATGCGCCTATTCGAGATGCAGCAGATTACTCGGCTAATGCAGGTCAGGCTTTACTAGTAGCGTTTGCAGGTAAATACGCTGGTACGAACTCGCTATTCGCTGCTGGTGCTACTCAGGTCTATAAGTTCGATTCTAGCGATACGACGTTAGACCCATTAACAACATCGGGATATACGCCAGTTTCCTCGTGGGATGTGACTCAGTTCGGGTCAAAGATGATCCTAGCTAATGGATTAGACCGCTTACAGGCGTTTGATTTGTCTGGTGGTGCATACTTTTATGGAATAGACGATGCTCAGTTCACAGGCTCTATTTCAGGCACTACGTTGACTGTTTCATCGGTAGCGTATGGAAGTGTAGTAGTGGGTCAGACTATTAGCGGTACAGGGGTTACAGGCGGCACTAAGATTACTGCTTACGGTACTGGAACAGGTGGTTCAGGTACTTATACGGTAAGTGCTAGCCAGACGGTATCGAGTACGACGATTACAGCGACAGGAAATGCGCCTACAGCTAGGTTTGTGACGGTTGTAAGAGATTTTGTGGTCGCTGGATATGTTGCTGGTGAGGAATCTAGGGTTTACTGGTCTGACATCAACAACGAATTGAATTGGGTTGCTAGTGCGTCTAGTCAATCTGACTCTCAATACCTACCTGATGGTGGGAATATCACAGGTTTAGCGGGTGGTGAGTATGGTCTAGTGTTCCTAGAACGTGCGATTTATCGTATGACGTACTCAGGAAGCCCGTTTTTCTTCCAGTTTGACGCTATTTCTCGCACTTTGGGCTGTATTTCTGCTGGTTCTATCGCTCAGTTTGGTGGCGTAACGTATTTTCTAGCTGATGACGGGTTTTATCTCTGTGATGGACAGAATGTTCAGCCTATTGGACTAGAAAAAGTTAATCGATGGTTCTTTGACTCGGCTGTTTTGACCGATATTGCCAATACGATGTCATCGGCGATTGATCCGATTAGAGGACTAGCTGTTTGGTGCTTTCCTGCTAAGGAAGGTGGTAGTTTATTGCTGATTTACAGTATCCAGTTGAAGCGTTGGGCTTATGCTTCTACGAATGTAACGTCGATTTCTTACATTCTTACGCCTTCTGCAACATTAGAGCAGGTTGATAACTACGATAACAACCTAGATACGCTAGATATTCCGCTAGATTCTCCGGTATGGGCTGGTGGATTGTTGCAATTTGCAGGTGTTAGAGCGCAGAAGATCATTGTGTTTGACGGTGCTGTAATGTCTGCAACGGTATCAACGGGTGATATAGATGCTGGCCCTAGTATGGTGACTATGGCTCGTCCTTACGTTGATGGTTCTACAGGATCAGTAGCTATAGCGACTCGTCAGGCTTTATCTGCGCCTCCTCAGTACACTAGTTATGTTTCTGCTAATACTGATGGTCGTTGCCCGTTAAGGTCTAATGGTAGATTTCATAGGATTTCTGTTCAGACAGCAGCAGGTGATACGACTTGGGATACGATTGTTGGGGTAGATGTTGAAGTACAGAAAGCCGGGATGCGATGACTAAGTTTCGGACGTTACCCGTATTCGGTGCTGATCCTCGCGTAACGAGTGAGGTTGTTCGTGGCATTATGGACGGTAAGACGAATAACACCGGAACTTTGACGTTAGCCACAGGTAATGCCACCACAACGACCCTTTACGACGAGCGTATAGGCTATGACAGCCTGATTTTCTTTGTTCCGGTATCTGACGCTGCTGAGAATGATTCTGCGCCTTATGGGGCGTTTCAAAGCGTTGTAGATCAAACCATTACGGCTAACACAGCCACAGCAATGACACTTGATACAACGGATTATTCTAATGGCGTGTACATTAGCAATAGTTCAAGAATCAATGTTAGGGATTATGGTATTTACAATTTGCAATGGTCTGGTCAATTTCAGAATACAGATACTCAATTGCATGATGTTAGCGTTTGGCTAAGAAAGAATGGGTCAGATGTTGGTGGTTCGACGGGATTTATTTCTGTTCCTAATAGTCATGGCGGTGTTGATGGTCACGCTATTGTCGGTTGGAATTATTTTATTGAGTTACAAAAAAATGATTACGTCGAGCTTTACTGGTCAGCAACTAACGCAGCAATTAGTTTACAGTTCTATCCGACACAAACCAGCCCAACCAGACCAAGTACAGCTTCACTTATAGCAACAATGAATTATGTTGCTCCTGCTGCAACATCTAATTTATATGTTTCGGATAGGCAACAAGGGTATGCAACTGTTAGTCATTGGGCAAATAATGTAGCAAATAAAACTTACGGATACATCATAGTCGGATGACAGAATTTAACTTTGTACCGCAACAAGAGATTAGAAACTGGTGGCCTACGATAAAGCCGGGGCTAGATGAAATAAAGTTAAAAAGCCCTGAACCTTGGATAGTTGAAGATGTTTACGTCGATCTGTTTAATCAGAAATCGATGTTATGGATAGCGTTAGAAAATATGCACTTTGTTGGCTTTTTTATACTACAGCCACTAGGTCATGAGGTTCATGTTTGGGCTGCTTGGACGTTAGAAAATGATTATCAGGTAGTTGAAAAAGGTTTACAATTCATCAAGAATATGGCAAGGAATTCTAATGCCAAATACCTAACATTTTCTAGCCATAGAAGGGGTTGGGATCGTAGGGCAAAGGCATACGGATTTCGTCCTAGAAAGTGGATTTGCGAGGTGTGATATGGGCGGTGGTGGACAGTCAAGCGAAACAAAAATAAGCGAGGAATTTAAGCCGTACATTACCTTTGCTTTAGAGGAAGCCCAAAAGCGGTATAAGGCTATGCCGGAGGCTCCTAGCACTCTAGCTGTAGGCCCATCTGCTGCGACTCAGCAAGCGATGTCTATGGCTGAGCAGAGGGCTTTAGCAGGTTCTCCGCTAACGGCACAGGCTCAAAATCTCATATCTCAACAGATGGGTTACACCAGTCCTTATGCCGGAAAGATCGAGGCTATGGGCATGGGTGCTTATGATCCTAGTGCTGGCTTCTATCGTTCTATGATGGAAGGTCAGCCGGAATCTGAGGCTGCTCGTCTAACTCGTTCTACTGCTGGCGGTGCGTATCTTGGTGGTGGTAGCGAATACCTACAAGGTGCATTGGGTCAGGCTAATCGTCTAGCAGGTGAGTCGTTTGGCGAGAGCATGAAGAATCTACAGGCTCAGGCTGCTGCTGCTGGTCGTTATGGCTCAGGTGCAATGGCACAGCAAACGGCTAAATCGCAAGATGTCTTAGCGAGAGCATTAGCAGAACAGAATCAGAAAGCCTATCTAGCGAACTACATGGCAGAGCGTCAGGCTCAAGAGGCCGCTATGGGTCGTTTAGGAGGATTAGAACAGCAAGCTATAGCGAATCGATTTGCTGGTGCTGGTGGACTAACGGCAGGTGAGCAAGAGGCGATGAGAACTCGTCTAGGGGCGTTAGGAACGGCTCAACAGATTAGTGCTGGTGATATTGAAAGACAACGTGCAGCGGCTGCTATGGCTCCGGGTATGGCTGCTCAGGACTATGCAGATATTCAGAAGCTGTTACAAGTTGGTCAAGGTCGTGAGGCTTACGATCTACAGGCTATTCAGGGCAAGATTGCTGCACAAGACTTGCCACTAGATCGTCTGCAACGTGCTGCTAACGTCTTTTATGGTGCGCCTTTGGAAACGACTA